TCCCGCAAAAGGTAACATCGACCAAACTTACGTTTAATCCGTCCACCGGAGTTTTGACTGTGACTGGTGGCATTTCAGGAGGGACATTCTAATGTCACAGGCAGGTTACACACCAATCCAGCTGTATTACTCCACGACGGCTTCAGCAGCACCGATCGCCGGCAACCTAGCAAATGGTGAGTTGGCCATCAACATCACCGACGGCAAGTTGTATTACAAAGACAACGGCGGCGTAGTTCAATTGTTGGCGAGCAAAACTAATACAGGTATGGTCTATCCTGGAGCCGGCATCGCCAATTCAACCGGATCAGCTTGGGGCACTTCATACAGCACCAGCGGCAGCGGGACAACGGTTGCTTTGGCTACTTCGCCAACCTTGACCACTCCGGCTTTGTCCGCTGAAACTTTCAGCACCGCCGCGTCTGTAACTGCTGGCACCAACGCCCAAGGGCAAGGCGCTTTGACCAATGACTATAACGTCATTACGACGGCTTCCTCCAACCCGTCGGGTGTTACGTTGCCAACGGCGACTACTGGTCGCCGCATCGTCATCGTCAACAAGGGTGCTAATTCTGTAAACATATACCCCGCCACCGGCGGCTCCATCGATGCGCTCGCAGCCAATGCCTCGATAGCATTGACTGTCGGCGGCGTCATGGAATTCAACGCCTCCAGCACCACGCAATGGTATTCGTCTTACAACCTTTACACCTCTGCAAGTGTTGCGTCTGGCGTGACCTCATTCAGCGCAGGCTCTACCGGTTTCACGCCTAGCACGGCTACCACTGGGGCAATCACTCTTTCTGGCACGTTGGCCATTGCTAACGGCGGCACCAACAGCACGTCAACTCCGACCTCTGGTGGAGTCCCGTATGGCACGGGCACCGCTTATGCTTTCACTGCGGCAGGCTCTTCGGGGCAAGTTCTGACTTCCAACGGCTCTAGCGCTCCGACTTGGGCCACTGCCACTGGCGGTATTGCATACACCCGCTTCACCTCCAATACCACGCTCACCAACAACCAAGGGGCTATTGCTGATACCACTGGCGGCACGTTCACTGTCACTTTGCCAGCCACGCCCTCTTCTGGCAACCAAGTGTGGATTGCCGACGGCGGCTCGTGGGGCACGACCAACTTGACCGTAGGTCGCAATGGCTCAACCATTGAAGGTACCGCCGCAGACTTGACTCTGGATATTTCAGGCGTTGAAATCCAGATGATCTACGACGGCACGACGTGGAATGTTTATGTTCTTGGGGGCGCGGCTGGCGTCACAACTACCGGCAGCGGCAGCACTGTTCTAGCCACTTCGCCGACCATCACAACCCCGACCATTAGTGGTAATGAAACATACACGGGTTCTGGTGGCCGCATCCTGGCGGACTTTGACAACGCCACGGTAACGAACCGTCGCGCGTTCCAAACCAGCACCACAAACGCTAGTACTGGTATTTACGCACTGCCGAATGGAACGTCTACTGCGGCATCGTGGCAAGCGGCTAACAGTGCAGACCCAACCAACTGCAACAAGATCCTGATTGCAACGAACGCCTCGACGGACGTTCAACTGGTTTCTGGCGTTAACGGCTCGAACTCTTATCTGCCGCTGTCGTTCTACAACAGCAACGCGCAAAAGATGCAACTCAGTACTGCTGGCTGCTTTGGCATCGGCCCTGCTTTCTCCCCTACCAACAACGCGTTGCTTGAGTTGGCGGCTGGTACGACATCGGTTGCTCCTGCAAGGCTGACGTCGGGCACAAACCTTACAAGCCCAGTCGCTGGCAGCATTGAGTATGACGGCACGAACTACTACGTCACGCCCACAACTGGCACCACGGAACTGCGCGGTATCATTCCTTCGACTCAGCAGTTTGTTTTGTCTTCTAACGGTTCGGCGTTTGGCCCCACCATTGGCAACTTCTTTGGTTCCAACAGCGCAATTCAACTTGCCGCTACCACAACGTACTTTATTGAAGCCTACTGTTGGTTCTTGAAGTCAACGGCTGGCACGGCGGCTTGGGGGCCAACATTTTCTTCAGGCCCAACCGTGATGCACGGAACTCTTGAATACACGCCGGTCACGGGCTTCACAACCAGCCTCATCACGGGCGCTATGGTCAACGCCGAAGCAACTGTAAATAGCACCAGCATATCAACATTGAGTTTTGCAACAACCGCTTCGTTGACCACTGCTGTGTACCACGTTGCAAAGTTTAGAATTTTTGTTACCACCAACGCCGCTGCAAACCTACGGTTTAACCTTACGCAAAGTGCGGGTACTGCTACGCCACAGGCTGGTAGTTGGTATACGGTCAGAAAAGTAGCAGGCATCTCAGGCAACTTCGTCGCTTAAGGAAAAATTATGGCAACCTTATCCAGCATCACTCCACCAAACAACGTAACCACCGCGACTAACACGCAGACGATGTCCAACAAGACGTTGACCAGCCCGACGGTCAATAGCGCAACGCTGAACACGCCTACGGTGACTGGCTACACAGAGAGTCTTGCGGCGATCGGCACGGTGACTACTGCTTATACATTGGTAATCACGAGCGGCACGGTTTTGACTGCTACCCTCACAGCAAGCACGGGTTGTACGTTCACAATGCCTACCGCCACAGCTGGCAAGTCTTTCATGCTGATATTGACGCAAGCAGCCGGTGGCAGTGGATCAGCAACATTCACTGGCGTTAAGTGGCCCGGAGGCATTGCGCCGACAGTCACAACAACTGGGAGCGCCGTGGACATATTTGCTTTTGTTGCCAATGGCACGAGTTGGTACGGAAGCTATCAACAGGCGTACGCATAATGTTTTCTGCACCTAATTTCATTACAGCCAACAAATTCCCAACAATCGCCGTTGCCGTTGAAATAATTGCTGGCGGCGCGAGCGGGGGCGGCTCGGCGGCGAACGCTGGCGGCGGCGAAGGCGGCGGCGGCGCTGGTGGTTATTATTATGGCATGAGAAACATCAGACGCGGATACGCATACAGCATCAGTGTTGGTGCTGGCGGTTTGGGCGTAACTGGCGGTGTCGGCAATAATGGAAGCAGCTCATCTATAAGCTCTAGTGACCCTTATTGGGTGTATTTATCGGTCGGCGGTGGTGGTTGTGGCGGCGGCGGTAGTGGTAGTCCTGCTAGTGACGGCCTCAGCGGGTCGGTGGGCGGCAACGGCGGCGGTTCTTCCTACAATGGCGGTGCTGGGAACGGCGGCATTGGCACTATAAGCAGCGGCTATTCAGGCGGTGGAGGGCAAAATGCCGCTACTTATTATCCCGGCGGCGGTGGTGGGGGTGCTGCCGGCATTGGCGGAAACGCCTCTGCTTCTCTTGCCGGAAGCGGCGGCTCCGGACTTTATTCGCCAATGTACAGCACAGGGCCAGTTTGCGGCGGCGGTGGTGGTGGTGTGCGCAACGGTACTGGCGGTAGTGGTGGTCTCGGCGGCGGCGGTATTGGCACAAGTACCAGCGACACTGATGGTTTCCCCGCCACGCTGTACGGCGGCGGCGGCGGTGGTGCGGCAGAGGAAAGCGGTGTTGACGTCGCCGGCGGCAACGGCTTTCAAGGTCTTGTCACCATGTCTTTCCCTTCTTCTATAACTCCAGCTAGCACAACTGGCTCGCCAGTTATAAACAACACCGGCGGGTATAAATACTATTACTGGACAGGCGGCGGTTCAATAACCTTTTGAGGTAAAAATGGCATATTTTGCTCAACTCGATGAGAACAACATTGTTGTTAACGTCTTGGTAATAAATGAAGACGATTGCCAAATTGACGGCGTTCGTTCAGAAGAAGCCGGAATAGCATTTTGTAAAACGCTGTATGGTCAAGACACAAATTGGAAAGAAACAAAGCCCGACAGAAAATTTAGAAAACGTCCAGCTGGACCCGGATACACGTACCGTGAAGACCTTGATGCGTTTGTTGCACCGAACCCGTATCCGTCGTGGACTTTCAATGCGGACACGGCCTCGTGGGAACCGCCGATCCCTCACCCGAGAGACGGCAAGCTGTACCTCTGGGATGAAAACCAGTTGCAATGGGTTGAACGCGTTTAAGGCAAAGCATGGAAGACTTTCTAGCCGTCATCAATACGCTATGGCCAATCGCCGTAGGGTTTACCGCGCTGGTGTTTTGGCTGGCTAAGTCACATTCCGACATCGAGCAGTTGAAAGAAAAAGTGCGCGTGCTGTTTGATCTGTTCAATGAGAAGATGAGGGGTAAAGACTAATGTTCACCATCCTGTCCACCATCCTGGGCTTTGCCTCTTCTGGCCTACCCAAGATCCTCGACTTCTTCCAGGACAAGTCAGACAAGAAGCATGAGCTGGAGTTGGCCCGTATTCAGAACGAGCGCGAGCTGGCCATGGCAGAGCGCGGCTTCGCGGCCCAGCAGAAGATTGAAGAGATAAAGTTAGAAGAAGTTCAGACCGAGGGCTACTACAAAGAGCGCGAGGCGTTGTACCAGCACGACATGAAGATTGGTGAAGGTGCATCACAGTGGGTCATTAACCTGCGCGCCTCTGTCCGCCCTGTTGTGACTTACCTGTTTGTGGCGCTTCTGGTCGTCGTAGACATCAGCGGCATCTGGTGGGCGTGGTCGACTGGCGTAGACTTTGCGAAGGCTATGGAACTTTGTTTCGACGACCAAGAGATGCAGATTCTTGCCACCATCATCGCCTTTTGGTTCGGTAGCCAAGCATTCCAGAAAAAATGAGGGTGTCCGATCGTGGTCGAGCGCTTATCAAGCATCATGAAGGTGTTAGGCCCAAACCATACAGATGTCCGGCGGGACTCTGGACGGTTGGAGTCGGACACCTCATCGGTGACGGCAAAACGCTGCCGCCGGAGTGGAATCGAACATTCTCGCCGGACGAAGTTGATCGGCTACTTGCGGCTGATCTTCGACGTTTTGAAAGTGGTGTTCTTCGTCTTTGCCCTGTATTACTTACTCAAGGGCAATTCGACGCCTTGGTCAGTTTTGCCTTTAACTTGGGATTAGGCGGGTTGCAGCGCAGTTCAGTCCGCATGTGCACGAACCGCGGCGATACAGAAGGCGCGGTTCAAGGGTTGATGAAATATACAAAAGCTGGCGGCAAAGTTTTGCCTGGATTGCTCAAGCGCCGCAACGATGAGGCTGCTCTTTACGCATCATGAATAAGTTGCCTAGCGTCTGTTTTCGGGGCCATAATTCAAGCAAAACGGACGCATGCTGCATCAGCTGCTGACACTTCGGAGAGTGTATGAGCTATAGCATGACGTACGACAGCTTGCTGGTAGACGTCAGACGTTACCTGGAGCGCGGCTTCACAGAAGAAAGCGATCCGATCGTCTACGACCAGTTGCCGCGATTGATCACAATCGCTCAGCGTCGTTGCGCTCGCGACCTGAAGATTCAAGGTTTCATCCGCGCCGTCCAACTCCCATTTCAGGTTGGAGTTGCTGTCTACCTCAAACCAGACCGCTGGCGTGACACGGTTTCCATGACCGTGGACAACGTGCCTATTTTTGCGCGCTCTTATGACTATCTGCGCAACTATTGGCCTGACGAAGCCCAAACCGGCACGCCGCAGTTCTACGCTGATTATGACTTCCAGCATTGGCTTTTCGCGCCGACGCCGGACGCGGCCCAAACTCTTGAGATCCTTTATTACGAACAACCGGCGCTGCTCGGCGATGACCTTCAGACCAATTGGCTGACCGAATATGCTCCAGATCTTATTCTATACGCTTCTCTTTTGGAGGCCACTCCTTTCCTCAAGAAAGATGAGCGCATACAAACTTGGCAAGCCATGTACGAACGCACAGCACAAGCTGTCAGCAACGAAGACCTGAAACGTATCATGGATCGCTCTGCGACCAGGAGTGACGACTGATGACTACTTACACCGACGTATTCGGCGGCGCTAACATCTACCCTAGCGAGATCAGCTATAGCGCTTTGACGCTGACTGCTGATGTCGTGTTGAATTGGCCAGAAGAGACTTCGGTCAATACCAATCTGGCAACACGCATCATCAATATTTCCGCAGCAAGCGCTGGTTTCAGCATTTACCTGCCGGACGCGATGAAGTCAGGGGTCGGCAACACGATCCTGTTCAACAACGTCGGCGCTCAGACCATCACAATCCGCAATGCCAGCGGCACACAAATTGTGACGGTGGCCGCGGGTCAATTGTGGCAGATTTACCTGACTGACAACACTACGACCAATGGAACTTGGAGCGTCTTGCAATACGGCGCTACGACTTCCACCGCCAATGCTTCTTCTCTTGCGGGCACAGGCATCGTCGCTGTCGGCACCCTTCTCAGTCAATCAGTCCCTGTCACGCAGTTCAGCATCAATTACACCGCTGCCGTCACAGACAGAGCCAAGATGTTCAACTGGACTGGCGCTGGCGGCGTTTTCACTTTGCCTTCAGCAGCGAGTGTCGGCAACAACTGGTTCTGTTACCTGCGCAACAGCGGCTCCGGCGCGATCGTCGCTACGCCGCCAGGAAGCGTTCTGATCAATGGGTCGGTGTCTTTGAGTTTGCAACCCAACGATTCAGCCATCATCGCCAGCGACGGCACCAATTTTTACACCATTGGTTACGGTCAATCTGCTGTTTTTGCTTTCGACTACACGGTTGTCAACGTCCCTGGAACCGGCAATTACACGCTCAGCGGCTCTGAGCTCAACCGAATCTCTTATCGTTTCACCGGCGCGCTGACGGGCAACCGCAACATTATAGTGCCCGCTACAGTTCAGCAATACTGGGTGGACAACGAGACGACTGGGGCGTACATCTTGAATGTGCGAACCTCGTCTGGTACCGGCGTTAACGTCGCGCAAGGTGCACGGTCGATCCTTTATTGCGACGGCTCAGACGTATTGAATGCTAACACGGCGGGCATCTCGTTGCCGATCACGGTTGCGCAAGGCGGCACCAACGCGACTACTGCTGGCGCGGCGTTGATCAACTTGGGTGGCACCAGCGTCGGCATTTCATTGTTCACGGCGGCAAGCCAAGCCGCGGCTTATTCGGCACTTGGCGTCGCTCCGGCTGGAGTCGTTGTTGGTGGGACATTCTAATGCCAGAAAGCACAATGGTCTTGAAGTCCAATCCCGGAATCAAACGGGATGGGACGAAGTATGAAGGCGACTTCTACGTCGACGGCCAATGGGTGCGCTTTCAACGCGGGTTGCCGCGCAAGATGGGCGGCTACCGTTCATGCAACAAATATCTGTCTCAAATCAGCCAAGGTTTCACCAATTACACCTCACAAGATTTGATTTACTGCCATTCTGGCGGCATTTCTTCTCTGGAGCGATTCACGCTTGATTTTTCAGCTAACAGCTCGGTTGTGTCAAGCAGAACTCCAGCGGGGTTGACGTCTAGCCCTTACAACCGATGGATGTTCGACTATCAATACGATTCGTCCAGCAACCTAGCCTACATCATAGCGCACGTTTCGCCTAACGGCCAATCTGTCATGAACGCTGTCGGTGGTGAGATATACTACGGCGATGTTTATGGGACATCCGCGCTGTCTGCCATAACGCTCAAACCGAATACCACAGCGACTGGCGGCATCGTCGTGTTGCACCCCTACTTGATGTACTACGGCAACTCAGGAACCATCACGTGGTCTGTTGCCGGCAACCCCACCGACTTCACTAGTGCTGGTTCTGGCGTAGCCCGAGTTTGGGGCACAAAGATCATAAAAGGCATTCCGCTGCGCGCTGGCTCTGGCACAGCACCGGCTGGAATCTTCTGGGCTTATGACGCTGTATTGCGCTGCACATTCACAGGCGGCGCTACTGTTTTCCAGTTCGACACCATCGCTACAGACACTTCGATCATCTCCGCAGACAGCGTTGTTGACTACGACGGTGTGTTTTATTGGGCTGGCGTCGACCGCTTCTTGATGTTCAATGGCGTGGTACGAGAAGTGGCCAACCAAATGAACCTCAACTATTTCTATGATGGGTTGAACAGGTCAGCCAGCGCCAAGATCTTCGCGTTCAAGGTGCCGCGCTTCGGAGAGATCTGGTGGTGCTACCCGCGCGGCGATGCCACTGAACCGACGCACGCCGTCGTCTACAATGTGCGTGAACAGACTTGGTATGACACCGAGTTGCCCAATGGCGGCAGGTCTTCCGGCTCCTTCAACAACTGGTTCGCTTCACCGTTGTTGACTGGTCTGGTTGACAGCGGCTCAGGCTACCAGACTTGGATTCATGAGCAAGGCACGAACGAAGTTTTTGGTTCTACCGCTTACCCCATCCAGAGCTATTTCGAAACCTCCGACCTTTCGCGTTTGGTACAAGGCGTTGATGAAGCGCTGCGGATCACAATGATCGAGCCTGATTTTGTGCAGTCCGGTGAGATGAGTGTGCAAGTAACAGGCCGCGCAAATGCTCGTGCTCCGGAAGTCAACAGCCGCATGTTCACGTTCCCGCAAACAGCCGACGAACCTTACCAACAAATCGTGATGCTCAAAGAGCAGCGCCGCGAGTTGCGCGTTCGTTTCGAATCTAACCAAGTCAATGGCGACTACCAGATGGGTCAAATCATCGGTCACTTTGACAGCGGCGACAGGACGGTGCTCGGATAATGAGAATACAAATCACATTCCCGACGGGCATGAGCCTTACAGACTGGGCAGACCAAGTCGCACTGGACTTGGATCCGTATGGCGCGTTCGGTCGGTTGTCGGACGAATCGAAATGGCAAGACTGGGGTATGCAACTTGTCAACAACGCATCGTTGAAAGAAAATCTCCCAATCCCGTACAATTTCGATGATTGGCGCGAATGGGCGCAGCGTTTCTGTCAGACCGTTGAATGAAATTCATAGGATTCGATCGTGAAGATGAAGCGGAAGAATGGGCTAGGAAACGGTTACAAATTGACGCACCGCCGTCGTTGTTTCGTTGTCTGTCTGCGGTCGATGAAGATGATGAGTTCATGTGCGTTGTCGTGATGACCAACTTCAGCGCTCGAAACATCGATCTCAGCATCGTCATCAGCGACAAGAGAGCACCACGGCCAAAAGAAACTGTTTCTATGTTCAACGAGATTTTTGGTTACGTTTTTGACAAGTTGCGAGTTGTGCGCGTCACAGGTCTGTTGCGCGGCAAGAATGTTGAAGCGAAACGCATCAATGAGCATTTTGGGTTCAAACCGGAAGGCGTTGTCAGGAAAGCATTCGAAGATGGTGACGACCTTTGTATTTATGGATTTTTAGCGGAAGAATACCACAACCACAAGTGGTTTAGAGGGCGACATGGATAAAGCAACCATCATGCAAATGGCACATTCTGACCCGAAGTTTGGTCAGATTATTGATGCGATCGAACAACAACTTGAACGCATGCCGATCATGCCGGAGGATCTTGATGACGCCATCAAGATGCTTGAGTTCGTTCTCAAGAACCCCGACCGCTATCAAGAGGTTGCTCAAGCAGCCATCAAAGATGGCGTCATCGACGCACGACAACTGCCGCCGCAGTTCGATGCTGTGTTCATCATTTCGCTGCTGGTCGCGTTGTACGGTTTGCAAGACCGTCTACACAAACGCGGTTATGCTCGCGGCGGTCTGACCGTTGCTGCGCGCAGAATTGCTGCCGCTGGTCGTGGCGGCGACAGCATGTTGGCTCATATCAACCCGCGTGAAGCCGCAATGCTGCACGCCATGGGCGGTTCTGGCACCATCAACCCGCACACCGGCCTTCATGAATACAAAGGGTTCCTCGGGAAAATCCTGAGCGTTGTTGCTCCTATCGCTTTGAGTTTCATCGCTCCTGGCATCGGAACCGCTATTGGTTCTGCGCTCGGTGCTGGTGCAACTTGGGCACCAATCGTTGGCGGCGCTGTGCTGGGTGGTGCAACTTCTGCGTTGGGCGGCGGTAACCCGTTGGTGGGTGCGATCACCGGCGGTTTGGGTGCTGGTCTTGGTGGGCAGCTCGGCTCTTCGGTCGCCCCCGGAGCCAGCCAAGGCGTGCAATCAGCGATTGGCAGCGGCTTGATCGGTGCTGGCGCTTCTGCATTGCAAGGCAAAAACCCTATAACCGGCGGTTTGATGGGTGCTGTCAGCGGCTATGCCGGGAATTCTTTGAGTTCCTCATCTATGCCGCAACCAATCATCAGCGGGTTGCAGGCTGCAGGCAACATGCTCACCGCTGGCGGCAAGCCCAAAGATGCGCTAATAGCCGGTGCGACCGCCGGTCTTGGCAAGGCTTTCTCAAGTTCAAGGACGGGTGAACCGGCCCCGATCGAAGAGAAAAGCGTGCCGGCAGATGGTGTTTACCGCAACCCAGAATACTTTCCGAATGGCCAGTCGACCATCCAAGGTAACCCGCAGACCACGAATATGGTGCAAGGGCCGGACGGTGTCATGCGCAATCCGGATTATTTCGGTAATTCCGCTCAATCGCCATCGCAACAAGCGTTGCAAGAAACTTCGCAAGACAAATCTGGGCTGCTTGGCGGTTTGAACGCAAAAACGCTCATCGGCGGCGCGTTGGCTTTGAACTCTTTGATGTCAGCGCCGCCAGACGTGCAAAAAGCGGTTCAAACGCTGTCGCCGCAACAGCAAGAATATTTCAACCGCCCGTCTATCACTTGGGACTGGAACAAGCTGCAAAATGACGCCAACCAAGCAAATTTGAGTTTGGACCAATATATGGCCCGTTATTGGCCGCAAATAACCTCTGGCCAATACAACATCCAAACAAATGCTCCAGCTGCCAAAGCACGCGGCGGCGCTCTGAGCAGCATCGCACGCATGGCGCGCGGCGCTGGTTCTGGCCGCGCAGACACCATCGACGCCAAGCTGTCGGATGGCGAATATGTCATGGATGCGGAGACCGTTGCACTTCTGGGCGATGGTTCCACCGAAGAGGGTGCACGCCGCTTGGACGAAATGAGAGCAAAATTGCGTCAACAAAAAGGCAAGGTGCTGGCGAAAGGCAAATTCAGCCCCGCGGCTAAATCGCCTCTTGCATACATCCAAGGAGCCGCATGATGGGAAGTCTATTCCAAGGTTCGCCGCAAGCAGCGACGTCTTACGTCACCACAACTTCGGACTCCCCGAAGTGGCAACAAGACGCAATTTACAATTCGATTCAGGTCGCGCAAAACATCGCGAACAGGCCGTTCCAGTCATATGACCTGCCGACAGTTGCACAGTTGTCGCCGTTGCAACAACAAGCATATAAGAATGTCGTATCCAATCAAGGTGCGTGGCAGTCTGGGTTGAATGCAGCCCAATCTGGCATGCAAGATTTGGCTGGAAAAACCACTGCTGGCGACCTGACTTCAGCGCAAAGCCAATACTTGCGTCCTGGTGATGTTTCCAGCAACTTGAATGCCGCGCAGCAAGCATTCGGCCAAGCCAGCAGCATGAACCCGTCTGCCGCAGCTCAACCTATGTTCTCTAAAGCTGCGGGCATGGATGCTTATGGTGCTGCGCAACCGTTGCTTTCGAAAGCCGCCGGTATGAGTCCGACGTCTTCCGCGTCTCCATATTTCAATCAGGCAAACCAAGCGACGGGACAAGCATTGTCGGGCAGCTCCCTGCAATCGGCCAACCCGTACCTTAATGCGGCTTCGCAATCTTCCGCAGCCAATGTCGGTTCTTACATGTCGCCTTATCAACAAGGCGTGCTGGACGTGATCGCAAAACAGGGCGCTCGCAACCTGACTGAAAACCTGCTTCCCGGCGTTTCTGATGCATTCATCCGCGCAGGGCAATTCGGTTCTAGCCGCATGGGTGAGTTTGGTTCTCGTGCGTTGCGCGACACGCAAGAAGCCATCCTTAACCAGCAATCACAAGCGGCTCAGCAAGGCTACAATCAAGCGCTCACAGCAGCAGGAACCGATCTTGCTCGCCAAGGGCAGCTGGCAAGCACGGCGGGACAACTCAGCGGCAACGACCTTTCCCGCCAGTTGCAGGGCGCAGCTCAATACCAAAATCTTGGCCAAGCCGCCGGTCAGCTTGCTGGCCAAGAACAGCAAAACCTTGCAAACATCGGTCAAGTTTCTGGTCAGTTGACTTCGCAGCAAATCCAGAACATGACCAACCTCGGCCAAGCACAAGGTCAGTTGTCCAACCAACAAATGCAAAACCAGATCAACCTAGGCCAAGCGCAATCTGCAGCAGGACAAGCGCAACAAACTTTGGGGTTGAACGCCGCCACCAACGCACAACAAGCTGCGGCCGGAGATCTCTCTAGACAACAAGGTGCTTTGCAAAACGTCGCAAATATGGTGCAACAAGCGCAAGGGTTGCGCGCCAATGACGTCGCTTCTCTGGAAGCCGCGGGTCAAGCGCAACAAGCCCAAGAGCAAGCACAACTCAATGCGGCTAAGTCACAATTCGATGCAGAACAACAATATGGCAAACAGCAAGCAGATTGGCTCAATTCGCAAATCCGTGGGCTTGCTCCATTGTCTGACAGACAGACCAGCCAAAGCGGTCAGACCACAGGCGCGACTTATTCCCCGTCCCCGCTCTCTCAGATCGCAGGTGCGTACAGCGGTTACAAAGCATTGACTGGCCCTTAAGGAAAAATCATGGGATTTGAACTCGATCGGTTGGTCAAACAGTACGGGTTGAGCACCCCTACAATACAAAATTATTCTGGTGATGTCAAACCGACAGCGCCGGTTGCACCGACGCCTTACACCGGTACGGACAGCGGCGCCAAAAAAACTTACCAGACCGCGCTGGAACAATACAACAAAGATCTTGGCACGTATAACACCAACTTGCAAAACTACAACACGGATCAAGCTGCTTACAATGATTACAAGCAGAATTACGCCGCGCGGCAAGGTAGCACGCCGATGTACGTGGACAAGCAATTCGATACCGCGTTGACTCCGACCAACGATCCTGGCCGTCAACTATACAATAGCACCGGTAGCTATTACGGCAATTTGTTGCGCGCTCCTTCTTATTCCGGCACCAACACGCAAAGTGAAACCTCCAACGCTTCGAACTCTGGCAGCGTCACTCCTGGTACCGGTCCAGGCGGTCAAGCTCTGACGTTCAATGCTGGTATACGCGGCTATTATGTCAACGGTGCGGCGCCAGCCCCCATGTCTTTGGTAAATAATTTTACCTCTTTGCCTGCTGGTGTTCCAGCTGGTGCAAGATACGACCAAGCTAAAGGTCAATACTTCGTTCCTTACGCCCACGGCGGCAACGTGCGCACGCATTATGACGAAGGCGACCTAGTCGACCTGAGCAAAAAATACGACAATCCGGACGAAATGAGCAATGTTAGTCCCGGATTCATCAATAATGCGATGGCGCCGCAAGATACGTCTGGCGTGCCTATGGCGATGGTCACGCAACGGCCAGCGATGCCGCCGCAATCGCAACAAGAACCGCAAGCTGCAACTGCTCCGCAAAATGACCTAGAGCGCATGTTGGCCACGTTGTCTAAATACACCGGAACTGGCACTGATTACAGCTCTGAGCTCAAGACGGCAAGAACCGCCGCCAAAGCGGAGTCTGACAAGTTTGCCCAAATGATCCAAGACGCGATGAAAGGTCAATCGTCTGCGCCTTCGAAAGAAGAGCTGTACTGGCGGCTAGCTTCAGCGTTCCTATCGCCCACCAAAACCGGCGCGTTCGGAGAAAATGCTTCTCTCGCGGGCAAAGAAGCCGCAGAATACGCCAAGTCGACTCGCGAAGCGCAGAAAGCTGACCTCGCCACCAAGATGCAACTGGCGCTCAAAGGTCAAGAGTTGAAAGTTGCTGGCGCCAAAGAAGACCTCACCACATTGCGCACCCTCGCTGCAGAAGACATGAAGGACAAGCGTGCCATCACGGCCGAGCTGCTCAAGCAATATGTGAAGTCTGGCGAAGCCGAGAGCACCGCTGGCAAACAAGCCAGAGACGAAGGTCTGAAACCTGGAACGCCTGAGTTCCAAGATCGCGTCAGAGCCATCGCGGCCAGCAACCTAGAAGCGCAAACTGCTAAGATCGAATCGTTGCTCGCCGGCATCAGCACCGCACAAGCTAATTTGCTGCTGGCTCAGCAAAAGTTCGATTACAACAAAAATGAAAACACCAAGTTGACTCCTGCGGAAGTCAAGATGAAGTCTGAAACCGAAGAACTCCTCGGCAACGCCAGCCAAGCGCTGAAAGACATCCAGCAAGCGTACAAGCTGAATCCGAATACATTTGATTCTTCGTTGATGGACAAAGGCACCCGTTTGTTGTTGGAAAACACCAGCAGCAACGACCCGAAAGTTGTGGCGACGCGCACCATGGAAAATTTGCTCAGCAAAGAAGCTATTGGCAAACTTCGCGCATCGTTCGGCGCCAACCCGACAGAAGGCGAACGCGGCATCTTGCTGCAACTGGAAGGCATCAACTCCAAGAGCAGGGAAGAGCGCGCCGCGATCATGCGCAACACTTATGAAGCACTCAAGGCTTCTATCTCGCGGCAGAACAAGCGGCTTAACGAAATCAATGCCGGCATGTACAGAAACACCACGCAAACCGGAGGGCTTGAGTAATGGCAGACGCTCTCGTCGGAGGAACACGTGCACTGCTCGGTCAAGGCCTCGGCATGGGTTGGGGCGACGAGGCCGAAGCGTGGTTGCGGTCTAAACTAGGAGAAGGCAAATATGAAGACTTGGTACAGAAAATTCGTTCTGAATATGGTCAATACGCTCAAGAACATCCGTTCACGTCTGGGGCTTTAGAGTTCACAGGCGGCGTGGCTCCCGGCGTCGCCGCAATGTTTGTTCCTGGTGGACAAGGCATCGGTGCGGCCCAAGCTGCACGCTCGGCTAGTACCCTAGCTAGGTTGGCCTCCAGCCCGTTGGCTAGAGCCGCGTTGGCTGGCACCGTAACAGGCGGCGTAACCGGCGCTGGCGTTGCCAAAGAAGGCGAACGCGGAACTGGCGCTGCTGGCGGTGCAACGCTGGGCGGCATTCTCGGTGTTGGTGTGCCGGTCGCCGCTAGGACGGCGGGCGGCGCTGCAAATTGGGCCGCGCAACGGTTGCTGCCAACTGAAACCAGAGTCGAACAAGCAGCGCTCGGCAAAATGACTGGGGCTATGAACGAGTCGGGCGTTTCACCGAGGGATATAGCCAGCCGCATGGCCGCAGACCGGTCGATGGGCGTGCCTAGCGTTGTGGCTAACGTCGACACCGGATTGGCAGATTTGGCTGAAGCGGTTGCGCAACGCACTGGCCGCGGCGCACGCAAAGTCGAGACGACGCTCAACCAGCAAAAACTAGGTGCGCGCGAACGTGCGCATCAGCAATTGGTGCAAGGGTTGAACCCGCAAGATTACTATGCGCAAGAGCAAACTATGCTCGATACTCTGCGCAAAAACGCCAACAGCGTTTACGAAAAAGCGTATTCTGTTGGTGACGTCAATGACCCGATCATCAACCAAGTGCTGGCCGATCCGACGTTTGCCAAATTCTTTGAGAAAGCAAAGTCGATCGCAGACAAAGAGGCGTTGGCCGCAAAAATCTCTGGCGGCGATCCGAACAAGTTCAAGCTCAAGCAAATCTACGAACCCATTTACGAAACGGATGCCGCAACCGGCGCTCCGATCCTCAAAGGGTTCAACATCAAAGAATCGCCGGATGTGCGCACCCTGGATTACATCAAGCGCGGCATCGATGCAACGATCGATTCGGGCTTCCGCGGCGAGGGCATGAGCACCGCAGAGGCGAACGCGTTGAAGGATCTCAGGAACCGTTTCCGCGATCGTCTGGACTTGCTAGTCCCCGAATACAAAGCGGCGCGCGGCCAATACGCCGGTGACATGGAAGTCCTAGACGCGTTGCGCAGCGGCATGAATGACTTCAGCAAGATGGATCATGAACAGATCATCAAAGCGGTCAGCGGCATGGGCGCGGCTGAAAAAGACGCATTCCGCACTGGTGTGTCACGTGACTTGTACGGCAAGATCATGAACCCTAGCGGCAACTTTAATGCCGCGCAGCGTCTCATTGGTTCGCCGGAAATGCAAGCCAAATTGCAACCGTTGTTCGACAACCCAGACCAGTTCAAGTTGTTCAAGGCCGCGCTGGAACGAGAGTCGCAGTTGTATTTCCAAGCCAACAAGATCTTGGGCGGCTCACAGACCGGCAAACGCATGCAGATGCGCAGCGAGCTGGAGAATGACTCTCAAGTCGGTAATGCCGTGGCACAAGCCGTGACCGGCGGCTGGACCAGCTCTTTGGCGAGCTTGGCCTCTCGAGCAATTCAGTCTAGCAACATGACCGAAAAGACAGCGTCCAAATTGGCTGACATGCTCATGTCGAAGAACCCGAACGAAGTGGCTGCGACCGTACGCCTATTGGAAGACTTCGCTAACAAGGCTCCTGGCAAGGCTAAGAGAGCCGCAGCCATCGAAGGCGGCGTCGCTACCGGCGCAACCGCATCTGTGTTCTCGCCGCCGCAAGCACCGGCCTCCAGCAATCCAGAAATTGAAGGTGATACATCGAAGATGGCGCCGCTCGAAATTGAAGGGCCGGACATCGAAGCTGATATCGAGGCTTTGAGGGCGAACCCTCAGTAAGATCAATCTCCCCCGACGACAATGTCGTTTAGCCCCGCTGCTTGCGGGGCTTCTTTTTCCATCATGACAGAATTGCGGAGTTGGAGGATGATTCTGATGTGCTCTGCGGCCTCGTGCTGACCATCAGCCTCAGCGCGTGCGATAGCCGCCCTGTACTGCTCTTGAGTGCGACCCCAATGCAGTCCAGGGCCAAGCACGTTACGAATGTATCCCCAAGGCATCCTCTATTGGTTTGCTGTTCTTCTTGAGAGCAGCGATCCTCGCGGTGTGAAATTTTACCATATTATCGTAGTAATCTTTCATGCGCTGGCACTCCAGAAGGCTGCGGCGCGACTCTTCCAACTCTTGTTGCGCCAACTCATCAGCATCCGGTTTTTTGAAGACTTGTATGATCGATTCGATGAAGCTAGGTTCTTTGTAGATCATTTCAGCAACTCCTTGACGCGCGCGGCGATCTTCTCTGCGACGGCCTCAACCATTACGTCGAACAACACGGAACTTTCCGTCGCAGTTTGCCCTTCCGGCTTGCCATTGTCTTTCATTTCAGCTTCCAGCCGCGCCTGATTGATGACAGAGCGCATGATCCACGCCAACTTGTATTTGTTGGGGCGTCTGCGGTGAGACGGCAGAATACGCTGCGCCATTTCTAACGCATCTGTGTCGCTGATGTTTCTATCGGTCAAGAACAACCCTTTGAGTCGTGCATAAATCTGTTCACGCTCCTGCGTCGTCCAGAAAACTTTCGTGTGCTTTTTCATGACTTTTCCTTTCTAAGATAAGAATCGGGGCCGCAGCCCCGACCTCGTCAGAACCCTTGCGCGGTTGTCTCTTCGCCGTTGGCGTCGTCGTACTTGACTTGCACGCCGCCCTTGGCGATGTTGGAGTGGAACGCCTTAGCCGCTGAATAGACCTCAGCGCGGTCGACGGTACCAGCCAGCTCGAACTTGACGCCGAACCAAGTGCCTTTGTCGTTGCTTTCACCGGCAGTGGTGATGCGCACGTAGTTGGCGAAGGTCGGCGGCGTATACATCTGTTCTGCGCTGTTCTTCAACTTGACCGATGCGAGAGCCGACATCAGCATCTTCGACTTCTTGATCTGGGTGCTGGTCAGCGAGAGCAGCGCCTCAGTCCAAGCGCCCGAAGCCTCGTCCATGATCAAGACGTAATGGTTGCGGGTATCGTTGAAGCGATCGCTCTTGGTGGGGCTGACAGAGCCGTCGGACTCAGGGGAATACAACTTGCCCTCGACTTCGACGATTTGGCCCTTGGCTCGCATCTCGGCAACTTCCTCTGGGCTGTAAGCGCCCTTGAAACCGCCGCCATTGTCACGCGCGCCCCAACGCAAGAACTCGCGGCGATACGAACACGGTACGACCACGACGCCGTCCTTGCCACTGAACAAGCGGCCTGTGACGTTCTCGAACAACATACCGGCGCGTGCGCCTTCAATGGCTGCACCAGAGGCCTCGTCTACCTGCGGCGAACCCTTTTGCAGCACGCTCAGGAACGGAATCGCGAACGATTCCTGCCCTGCACCTTCCATACCAGCACCGGCGTCAGCCGCAAAGTCCATCGCGGGGATCGCGATTGCGGTGCTCTTCTTCTCAACAACTTCGTTCTTGGTAGCCATTTGGCCCTCACTTTCTAGCATGTTGCCGCGCTCAGATACGCCGCGCGGCGTGGCGTTACTTCTTCAGCGTTATCTTTACCTTGTTGAACGGACGGACGGCGAAAGTGTCGAATGGGATGGCTCTGCCAGCCTCCATCTGCTCCTTGATGAAACTCTTGAGCGTCATCGGGTGCACGCGCTCTACCATCTCACCACCCACGCTCTCTGCACAAGCAACTGCGGCATCGTGCTCGTCGCGTCCGAACTTGACCACCACCTCGGTTTTGATGAGGCCACCGAAGCCGTTCGATGTTAGCCATTCATGAGCAACAGCGCGGCGATCTTCTGAGATGCTGCACTCCACCTCATTCTTGACCTCGATGACTTCGCCAGATTTGAGTTTGAAAGTCTCCAGCCCCAACTCTTGCATCAGGTCTGGGAGATCTTCTTGCTCAACACGCCTCATATCTTCCTTAGCGGTGGCCAATTCGGACTCTAGTCTGGTTACATTGCCGCGCAACTCGATCAGCAATTCTGCCAGTTTAACTGCACGTTGGATACCATCGCTCATGTTTCGATCTCCACGGCTATATAGCTGCTGGACTGCCTATCCCATTTCAAGATCTTCAGCAAGCCGCCGGTCTTCTTGACGGCGATGCAAGCGGAAGCCGCGATGAGGGATGGATCTCCAACAGCTACGATATAATCTTCAGGCCCATAATCTTTCATCTGCTCTTTTATAGCGGAGATCAATGGGTTGACGTGCAACCTATTCGCATTTGGCGGCAGCATGACCACCAGCTCGCCGAACTTCTTGGCTGGCTCTAGGTTGATCGAAGGCAACCACAACTTGGTGGCTGAGTCGTACTTCGACGGTATTTGCGGCGCGTAAACTTTAGACATCTATTTTCCTTTCTGACGGTTCTAGGCTAATTATCGCTCTTCTCACGCCGCCGCGTCGCCCAGCACGACTGCGGCAACTCTTTGTTTCCTTTGCAAATTGCGTGATATTTGTTCGTCGATTGTGTTCTCTGCCGCGATGTCTATGTAAACAACATTGCGTTTGGTGCCGATCCGGTGCGCGCGGTCTTCAGACTGCAACCGCGTCTCCAGGTTGAAGTCGTTGGAAAAGTAGATCACGGTCTCAGCCGCGGTCAGGGTTAAGCCGATGCCACCGGATTGCGGCTGACCGACGAACGCTCTGGCCGAGCCGTTAGAGAACATGTTGACTGCTCGCTCTCGGTTTGCGACGTCGACGCCGCCGTGATATTCCACGTTGTTGATTTGCGCATTGGTCAATGCCGCGGCTATGGCGCTGAGCTCTTCTCGGAACCGCGCCCATATGATGAATTGCCCGTCTAAATCCTCGATTATGTCCATCAAGGTCTCTAGCCTAGGGTTCTTGTCTGAGACGTATTGGACGCCCATTGGCGTGTTGACGTAGCCGCTGGTGATTTGCTGCAACTTGATCAGAGACGCCAATTCGCTGACCGGCAACTCGGTGCTGTCACCCAGCTCAATGCGCAGCTCATTTTGCATTTTCTCATATGCGCGGCGCTGGTCAGAGTCTAGCTCGAACGTGATGGTTTTGTAGATCTTTGCCGGCAAATCCAAACATTCGTTCTTGAGCACGCGGAATGAGTTAGGCTCCAGCAACTTTTGCAACTTGTCCAAATTGCGCCAGCGCGGCGAACCGTCTGCATTCCTGGCAACTATCTGCGCATGCGCCGCTCTGGGGTTGCGGCGAATCATGTTTTGCATCAATGGGTGCGTTGCCGGCATCAGGTCGGCGTATTCGGCGACGAACGCTCGGTAGCTGGTTGTGCCGAGCAAACCAGACTCAAGGAATTCCATCTGCGCAAACACGTCGACCGGCGAGTTGGTGACCGGCGTGCCTGAAGCGATGCGGGCGTGTTTTGCTTTCCTGCGCAGCCGCATCAATGCTTTGGTGCGCGCAGCGTCTGGGTTCTTGATTCGAGACGACTCGTCCAGCACGATCATAGCGTTGGTCGCGTTCAAGAACCGTTCGCAGAACTCCACGCCTTTCTTGGTGACCAGCGCATCGATGTTGATTGACAAGATGCGTAACGGCACCGGCTCGCCTTCGTTCCTCGGCTTGAACAGCTCTTCCAGATGTTTGGTGTATTTGGTGCTGGCTCCAGACCGCCAAGCGCGCGCGATGATGTTGCCTTCCATGTGCGCCGGTATTTCTCGGTTGACCCAGTTGGTGTGCACGCCATTGGGGGCCACGACCAACAAGCCATCGATCTCACCTTTCGCATACAACCGCTCGGCGTCTGCCAGCAGCGTCCAAGTCTTGCCGGTGCCTTGTTCCATGAACAGCGCGAATGCATCGCGGCCTTGCAGCCGCTGCAATGCTTGCACTTGGTGTTGCATGCCTTTAGTCTTCATCTTTGCCTTTCTGGCTCAGGCCAACAAGAAGGTCGACCGTTGCCTCGATGCCCACAACCATCGCCGCGCTGCGAAAATTTCTGGTGTTGTAATCATTAACATGATCAGCGGTACTTCCGTTGAATGTGAACACTTCATCTTTTACCTCAACAACAATTAATGACCTACCGCCCCACCGTCGCCAGTTCAAGTGCCAATTCTTTTGCACCTGCGACAACCCGCTGCGGCCCAAAACTTTCGTCGCTGCTTTTGCCGGCCAATCAGCGATTGCTTTCAACTCAACCGGCACGAAACTGCCAGAAACCAGCGTGTCTACGTCCGGCCTACCGACCCCAACAAGATTCTCTATCCGCTCCGTGTGGACTCGACCAGCCGCAGCCTTACGCAGTCTGTCCCACAACCTTTGCTCTGGACGTCTCACTGAGGCTCTCCTCCCTGTTGAGCACCTTTACCCGCTCGATCTGGATCATGTTGAAATTCGGCACACGCCTGCCGCGTATAAGAAGCACATCCTGGTCAGCCACCAACCGTTCCATCGCAATGCGGCCCAAAGGCTCGTAATTGAAACGGTTGATGCGACAAATGATTGGGATGCCTGTGTCATCCTTCAAGAAGAAGTCTGCGAACAGAGTTTGACCGTCTAGACGTTTGCCGTCTCGTCTCGCTACGCGGACTGTTTCGTTCTCGTCACGCAGCTCCTTCTTGGCGATCTTGCCGATGAACAGCACGTTGCCGCTGTAAGGCAATTCGTCGGCGGTGTAAATCTTGGAACCAACGCGGCAGCCGTGTGCGACCGGATCTGCGTACCATTCAGCATAGGTGCGGCTGATTGGGTACAGATCTGAGAACTTGACATGCGCCTCGTCAATGCGTTTGCGCAACTTGTCGTCCACCGCGCCCAAGCGTCTAGCCTCAACCGCTGCGACAGCCTTGGAGGGGCCGAAGCCGACTAGGTTCAAGAAGCCGCCGATCAGTTTGCCGTCCTGCACCGACCAGTTGATGTCGCTGAGTTCGGCATCGAACGGCGTGTAACTGACGCCTTCAGCCGCCATCTCGCGCAGGATCTCCATCGTTTGGTCGTCATCTTTCGCCGACCTCAAGCACGCGGCGGCGTATTCCAGCGGGTGGTAGGCCTTCATCCAGGCGCACCAATAGCTGATGACGGCGTAGGCGCAGGTGTGCGACTTGTTCATGCCCCACGCGCCGAAGTTACAGATCTCGTTCCAGATGTCTGCGGCTGTTCGCTTGTCGATGTTGTCTTCAGCCGCGCCAGCAATAAACTTCTCGCCTTGGCGGTCGAAGAATTCCTTGCCCTTGCGGCCAGACATCGCCTTGCGTATGACGGTTGTCTCGTCCCAAGAGAACTTGCCGATGTCGCGTACAATGCGCATGACCTGCTCTTGGTACAGCACCACGCCGTAGGTGTCGTTCAGCAACCCTTCCAGAGCTGGGTGCGTGTACGAGACCTCTTCCAGACCGGCCTTGCGGCTGATATACTTGCCGGTTGCGCCGCCGCCCAATGGTCCAGGTCTTGCCAGCGCGGTGAGATGGTCCACGGTGCGGAATGAGTCTACATAGACTTGTGCCGAGATGGTGCGCTGCGACTGGCCTTCGAACTGGAAAATGCCGGTAAATTTCTTCTGGTTGAAGATCTCGAGAACGGCTGGGTCATCCAACTTGAGCGCGTACAACGCCTCGGCGGTTACGACCCCGCTATCCTCGATAACGCCCAACGTACGCAGCCCTAACGCGTCTATCTTGAGTAGGTTAAGGTATTCGCTGTCGGGCTTGTCGATGTGGGCAACCCCATCCGGCCCGATGGTGCAGAACTCGTCAACCGGCACGTTGCAAACAATCACCCCTGCGGCGTGCACGCCGGTGTGCCATGCGTGGTTCTCAACTTCGCCCATGACCACAGCCTTCGGGTTGCGCTCCATAAAGCGCCGCCCAATGTCGGTGTTGTGCAAGGTATCTTCCAGTCCCTTGCCGTAACGCGAGTCGCCGGACGAATATTCAATGAGCACGTTCAGCAGCTCAAATCTTTCCTTGTCGGGGATGCCAAACCGCTTGCATACTTCGGCTAGAACCGAGCGTGGTTTCAGGGTGTTAACATTCCCTATGCGCGCCACACAATTGCGGCCATACTTGTCAGCCAAGTAATCAAAGCACAAGTCACGCTTCGTATCTGAGAAGTCAATGTCGATATCCGGCAGATCCTTGCGGGTCAAGTCGATGAACCGCTCGAACAGCAAGCCGTGCGGGATCGGATCAACCTCGGTGATGCCCAAGAGATAGCAAAGCAACGAGCCTGCAGACGAGCCGCGGCCTGGACCAACCAGCATGCGTTCCTTGGCCCAATTGACCAAGTCCGAGACCACAATGAAGTAGCTCTCGAACTGCTTGGCCTCGATGGCGCTGAGCTCGCGTTGCAGACGATCTTCATAGAGCTGCGGCCATTCTGGCAGGTGACCTAGTTGTAACCGGCGCTGTCTGCCTTCCTCGGCTAAGGCCCGTAAGTCGCCATCCACATGGATGATGGGTGCGGTCGGCAACGCTCCTGCGCAGCGCTCGGCGACCTCGTGGGTATTGTTGACGGCTCGTTCCCAAGCCGCGTCGTCCAGAATGCGTAGGTGCTTGCGCAACTCTTCATCTGTCAAGACGTGCTGCGGCGTAGTCGATTCCCGACCACCGATCGACATGAATGCGGCGTAGTCGCTGACCTTCGGGTAAAAGTTAGCGCTAGTCACGACCAGCGGCTTGCCGGTGCGCTTGTGCAACATCAGTGCGGCTCGCTGCATGACAGGCGATGCAGGGTTGAGGTCGATGTAATCGAACAACTCCGGATCGGTCAACCCCGCGCCTGCAAACCGGACAATGCCCTTGTGCTCTGACAACAATGCAACCGGATCCACCTCCTTCTGCCGCAGCGCAGTGCTGAAGCGGTAGAACGCCTTGGTGTCTTCTGCCAGCGTCCATGCTTGCGGCTTGCGTCCGTCCGGCAGTGGCACGGCGAACTCAGTCCCGAACAGCGGCTTGAATCCAGCCGCGGCTGCAGCCTTGGCCCAACGGACGTGGCCCCACGTGCTACCGTCCACGATTCCCGCGGCGGTAGCACCAACATCCTTGACCGCTTCGGCGACCCTGTTGACTGGGCCGAACGCCTGTCTGAATGTGAACTCAGTCCTGCAGCGCAACTGGGGTATCATCACTCAATCCCGTGCCACTTTTCCACCGCTCTGGCGACCTGCTTGGTCGGTGGAACTTTCCAGCCGGTCAAACAGCACTGCTCTGAGATGATCTTGCCCAACTCTTCTTCGCTCATCGGCTGGCGCTTGAATATCTTGTCCATGTCTTCCTGGATCTTTTCGACCATCGTTTGTGGGATGCGCAGCACAAACTGCTTGCCCTCTTGAACGAACTGCATGGCGTATTTGCCGCCGATGTCCAGCGTGATAAACTCCATCATTGATCCCTCAGGAATACGCCGTTGGGGAGAAGCGTACCCTTGCGATCCTTGATCTGGTTGTAAGCCAGATTCAAGCACTCAACAAGGTCCACGTCCCGCAGCGCGCAGTAGTTGATCAAACAAACCATCACATCTCCGATGGCATCTTTGATCTCATCCATATCGTTGTGGTTCTGTGCGTCTGCCAGCTCGCCCATCTCGCTGAACGCTTTGAGCAATTGGCTCTCCGGCGTGGCATTGGGAATGATCCGTCTAGCTTCGGCCCAACGGATGACTAGCAGCTCTATCTCTCTGTAGCTCAAATTCATTGCAGCTCCAATTCAGAAAATGCCATCGTATGCAGATCCAAAGCCAGCATCGCGTCAACCAGCGCTAACACGTCGTCCAAGGCTCGGTGCGTTTGCGGCAGAGGCACGCCGGTCGCAAACTCATACAACTCGGTGAGTTTGGGATTGCGGCCCCACTGCTCCTTGTGAATGCCCACCGTGCAATACTCGTTCTTCGGCCACGGGAACTGACCATGCACAATCCTGGCCAGCTCATTTTTCAACATCGTCTTGTCGAATGGCAGGTTGTGAGCAAACATTGCAGAGGCTCGCGCAAATGCGCTGCTGATGCTAGGCAACGCTTGCGCAAACGTGAATGCACCCTTCAGGTCGTCGTTGGTGATACCAGTTATCTTGGTTATCTCCTCTGTGATCTGCTCTTGCGGATCGATCAGGTGATTGATCGTCTCCACAATAGCGCCGTTGCGGTCTAGCAGAACGATGCCGATCTCGATGATCTTCGGCTGCTTGTGCAACGGCGCGTCAGGGTGCAACGTCAAGCCCGTGGTCTCGGTATCGAAAACCAGGATGAGCTCGCTCACTCGGCTTCCTTCTCGCGGCGCACGATGAACTTCAGGTCGACGCCCAGGATGTGGCGGGTGTCGAAAATGACGTACTTGTACTTGCGACCGGTCTCCAGCAAGAACGGATTGGTGTGGGATTGGGTCATGACCGCCTGAGCGATCTTGATCCCCATCTCGTTGAACAGCTTGGTTGCGAACTGTTCCAGCTCTTCCTCGGTGCAATGCATGCCCAGATGCGAGACCGACGGCGGTCGACCAGCCATCCAGTTGGCACCCGAGGTGTAATGCAGGATCTCCAACTCCAGCGGCTTGCCTTCGGGCCGCGTGTTCTGATAGTTGAATGCCAGATCGGCTTCGTTGCGCAAGCCGTCGCTGCCGTGCACGCTGCCAACGGCGACTACGTGGTCGTCAACCCAGTCGTCGAGTCCGAGGGCGCAAAGCAACTTGCGAGCCTCAGCAGGGTTGGGCGGGTTGAGGGCGATTTGTTCGATGAAGAATTTCATTTCAGGCTCCGTAGGGAAGAATGCAACCGGCCAAGAACTTGTGGCGCGGCTTCGACGACAACAAAAAACCAATGAATTCAGCGAGTTGAGCCGGATCGGTCTCTTCGCCGGTGAGCAATGCATTGAGTTGATACTGCTTGGCGTATTCAGCCGTCCAGCTGCGGTTGCGTAACACCTGCTCTTCGATGTCGTTGGACATCTCGGTGCCATTCAACTTGTTGGGGCTGACGCCGAACACCGTGATGCCGTGCTTCTTGGTCAGCTCACGAGCCAGTTGCAGCGTCATGATGTGCGCTGCGCCCTTGCTGGCGTTGTAGGCTAGGCTCGTCGTCATCGGCATGTGTGAAGCGTTGCTGACGATGTTGAGGATGGTGCCGCGCGACTTCTTGAGTTCCGGCAACGCCCATTGGCTCATCTTGAAGATGCCCTTGGCGTTGACGTCCAGAACCTCATCCCACTCAGAGCTAGTGAAATCTTCCAACCATCCGGTGATGTTGATGCCGGCACAGTTGATAAGGATATCCAGGCGATCTGGCGGAGGCCCATAGCTGTCTTCTGGGTTCCTGACGTCGTGGCCGATCTTCTTGTCGAAGTGATAGACCTCGTGGTCGTGCTTCAGCATGGCGTTGACAATCGCCTTGCCCAGACCGGCGTTGGATCCGGTCACCAACACTTTAGCCATTTTGCTCTCCAGACTCTTCAGCCGCGGGTTGCGGCTCGGCTTCGGGTTCCGGTTGCGGCTCGGCTTCGGGTTCGGGCGGCGTGATGAGCGACTCAACCATTGCGGCGTAAACAGCAAGGTCGTGGATGCTGTCTTGATGGCTCAGGCCGGTATTGGCGAACCGAGTCATTTTGACCACCATCAGCTCGAACAGGTGCCACACGGTGAATTGTTCAGGCGTGTTGATCGCTACGCCGTTCGGGAATAGTGCTTTCATCACGTCGCCGACGCGCTTGTAATTGTCGCCGTAGACCTTGTTGCGCTCCATATAGGTTTGCGCCATATCGATCAGGATCTGTGATGCGTCTTTCATGCTGCCTCCTTATTTGGGTTGGTGTACGCGCAAACGTCATGCACGCTCAAGATTTGGCCGTTGATGCCTTGTTGCTTGTACATCTCAACAACGTCGGGCCGGTCGTCATAAGCGGCTTCGATGTTGCTCAACTCGATACCGTAATGCTCTGGTAGCCATTGCAGCATGCGGCGCTTCAACTCAACCGACGGCGTGTGATCCTCATTGTTACGCATGATGAGCGCTTCATGGAAAACGCCCCAACGCCGCAGCCATTCTTCCGTGACGGCGCGGTAGAGAACCGGACGTGCCGTGAAGATGACGTAATGGTAACGCGTATCGTGAGCGATCCTGGCATTGCACAACCTGTCCCACGCGCTGAGCGAATGGTAGTCGTGGTAGCGCTCCATGGGGTTGGCCTTCTGCCAGTTGATGTTCGGGATCCGCCAGCTGTCATCGGCGATGCAGTTGTCCAGATCTAAAATGACGTGCTTCTTCATAGCGGCTTAGTCCTCTCTGCGATGCGTTGGCGGTTGATCATGATGGCCTCGTCGTCAGGCTTCCAGTCTTTGAACCATTCCTTGTCGGCTATCAGCACAAGCGGAGGGTTGATGAAACTGGGCTTGTAGCCGCGGCGCTTCATCTCGCGCTCCAGCGCGTACCAACGCTTGCGGCAGTAGCCGAGCCGCGTGTAAAAGAATTTGACGTGACCGGTGCCCAAAGTATAACGCTCAGGCGCGACGACTTCGCGACCGGACACGTAGGCCTTCTCTGCCAACGTAAAAACGCGCGGCAACTCTTTCCATTCAGCCAGCAAATGTTGACGGGACAGCTCTTCCGGTGGTACGCAATTGATTCTGGTCATACGGTTCTCCTTTCTGGGACTGCAAGCTAATTATCGCTCGAACTGGATACGAAAGGTGTTAAGCAATATTGTGGAACTTCTCTCCCCTCGCCCGAATGGCGGCGGCGCAATCAACTGGCGTTGCCAACCGCTTAGTAACACACGGTTGCATAAAAGGATCTGCAGGGTATCCATCGGTGATGAAGTAATCTTTTTGCTGCTCGCACACCTTCGCACACTCCTCACGTTCGGCAGCGGCGACCAGTTCGGCAAAACGTTCAAGTTCTTCGTCCCAACAACCATCTGTTATCCAAACGCCCTTTTTGATTATGTCCGAGAACCCCGCCACATGTGCCATACGGATGATGTCATCGCGGTTCATTGCGCTTCTTTCCGCATCTTGTCTACGATCTTGAGCAGCTGACCTTTCTTGAGCAAGTCGCCGCCATATTCGCGCTCGGCGAACTCTTCGATCTCTTTGAAGTAGTCACGCCCTTGGTGGAAGAAGAACTTGTCTGCCCACGGATGCACCTTGAGCACCTCGTCGACCATGGCGTTGACGACCTTCTGGTATTCGCTCTGGGTGCGACCGCCGGTGCGACTCTTGGCTAGATCGACGAACGAGCGCAAGTTGAACTTGGCTACGATGTTGGTGGCGATGTTTGTTGGCAGAATGCCGCGTGCGTCTTCTGCTGGCAGTCCAAGGTCGTTGGTCAGCTCGTTGTAGGCGTTGCGGATGGTTTCGTTCACCGCGTCGACGATCTGAGAAGCGGTCTCGTCAGCCGCGAGGCGGTCTGTCTTGACGTAGTCGTACTCACCCATGTGCAAGACGCGCATGGTCTGTTGAGCGTAACTGGCGTTGCGACTGCGCACGAACTGGTGCGTGAAGGCGCGACTGACACCTTCGATCATGAACACGTAGTCCACGAACTCCCAGCTGCTGGGAATGGTGTTGGCCATGTATTCCAGCTCTTCCAGTTTCTTCTCGGTGGGCCATGCACGGATCTCTTCCATGAGGCCTGGAGACATCGTGAGGCGCGTGTTCTTGGTGAACAACAACAACGTAGCTGCGTCGTGGGTGCAGCTGATGAGGGTGACTTTCATGTCATTTCCTTTCTGAGTTGACTTCGGCGCGGATCTGCCGAACTCTTGCTTCGGTGATTTCGTATTCCTGCGCTACTATCTTGTTGGGCCGGTCGTCTTTGGCGATGTTCAAGTCTCGTTCATACAAACTCATGCGGCGATTTATCCTGCGGATGGCGCAGGACATCTCTCTAACGTCTGCCAACTGGCTCGGGTAAACCTCAACCGTAAAAAATGAATGCCCATTGGTGCACTTGCGTGCGATGCGCATCTGATGGATGTTGGAGCTATAAGTCCGGTGCAACTCAACGCTGAGCGCGCCGCAGATGTTGCATTTCATGATGCGGCCTTCCTGATGTCGTAGGCGCTGTTGGCCTTGAGCATGCGCTTGATTGCCGCGATGTCATCAACAACGTCGTCCAGCAAGATGTTGCGCCACGTGGCGAACCGGCCAAGCGAATAAATGTTATGTTCGTGAGTCAGCTTGAACAGCAACTGCTTGCGCAAGGCTTCGTCGATCGGCGCGATCTTGCCATACTTCTGGTCAACTTGCTCGATCATCTCGGCTTGCTCCCAATGCAGACCGAATGCATTGTTGACGGCTTCTTCAGAGTCAATGTCATAGCAAGCGTTGGCCGTCGTCTCGACGATGAGCGTGTCACCTGTGATGCTGGCGCGGTAGACTTCCAGATGGCGCTCAGGGAAATAAACGGTCTGGAAAACATCTGCTCCAGGGACTCGGAAACGGTAGACCTTGATGGCTGAGCGCGGGAACTGCAACGCTTCGTCCTTTATGCCCAGCGTCGCCAGAGCTACAGGCATGGGCGCGGTGCTGACCAACAAGTCACGGCGGCAAAAATCAGCACCTTGGTTCCATGCGACCCTGTCGCTAACCGACTCCAGCAACTGCTCGTACAATGTGTCTGGTGCCACAAACCGCTCGACCGGCTCTGTCTTCCAGATGGAACGCTCGCCCTTGAGCTGGCCATGGCCAAGCACCTTCTGCGCATAGAGGTTGGCCCAACGGATGTTCGGCTCTTGGAACCGACCTTCGGCCCAGATGCCCTTCCTGACCATCACCTTGCGGAACTCGATGCCGGTCAACCGGCTGACAGCGTCGCTGCGAAACCGCAACAACGCGCGATGGGCAGCGCGCGGTTGAGGGCTAGCCTCAACTAGCGGCGCTTGCGGCCAAGCGTGGGCTGCTATCAGCCCAGCTAGGCCAGCCCCGATGATGGTCGGGGTCGTGCTCATTCTTCAGCGACCACCACGATGTGGTTCTTCTCAAGCAACTTCTGCAGGAAGCCGCGGACAGGTTGCTGGAAGTGCTCTTCCAGAGCCTCGACGGTGGTCGTATGCTCGGGCGCTTCTTGGATGAACTTCAGCACGGCGGCACGGATCGATGCGCTTTGCGGCTTGGAGGTGCCTTCGAACGTGGCACGCACCTTGCTGATGGTGACGCGCTTTTCGACGCCCTTCTCGCGCGGTGCGATCGGAGTCTGCTTGCTGATGGCCTCTTGGAGAGCGTGGCTCATTGTTCCTTCCTTGTATGGGTTGTTGGTTTGCATGTCAGTTTCCTTTCTAAGTTGAATTACCAAGTCTCAGCGATCTCTTCGGCCAGCTCCCACAACTGAGCGTTGTAGTCGACCGAGCGGCTGATGTCAGAGAGCGGGCGGCTGGTCGCGGCGCGGCCAGAGCGCGAGAACCCTTCGATGCCGCCGCGCACGGTATTTTCCTGCAGACGGTTGAAGGTGGTCCAGAGATCGCCCTTGTCGTCTGCGTCGCGGCGAACCATGAGCAGATCTTCCGGTTGGAAACGGTTGGCGTCGCCCCAGCGCAGCTGCGCGGCGAACCGTGCGAACTGATTGCGCTGTTGCACCGTCAGCTGGATCTTAGACCACGACGAGATGGAATCATACACTCGTTCGGTATTGCGCGCAAACGTCTGCATGCGGTGAATCAGGTCGGCTGCGGCGTCGCCGGAGTGACGAACGGTCTCCTTGGCGGTCACGTCGCCGATGATCAGACCGTTGCTGCAGACGAAACGGAACACGCCTGCCATAACGCGAGCGCTGCAGGTTCCGTCGTGGCTGTTGACGACGATGATGCGTGGGACTGCACCGTTGATCTCTTCGTGGTCGGGGTGACGGAAATCCAGCATGTGCTTGGCGTAGAGCGGATCGCGCTTGCGCGGTGCTGCAACGCTTGCAGAGTTGAGCTGCCAGCCGTGCTCGGAGAACTTGTTAATGATATCCTGCGAGCTGATGAATTGATAACGGTCAGAGACGGTCGGAGCGGGTGCGGTTGCCAGAGCGGCGACGGGAATGCTGTGCATGGTTTTATCCTCAGTTGCGGAGTTCGAGCAATGCGCGGCGTGCGGCGTCAGACAAGCCGCCATTGTGGCGCAGGAAATGGTCAACGGCGCGGTCCAGCGGGTAATCGATATCCTTGAAGCCGCGCTCTTGCAGATCTTCGTCGGTGAACTTGCTGACGGTCAATTCGCCGTCGCTGAGTTCCACGCCGGAGATAAACTTCGTGCCTTGGCGCACGATGATTAGCGTGCGGCGGCTGCGGTCTTGCATCACTTTCATCTCGGTTCCTTTCTAAGTTACAGGTCAACTCGACCTGAGTGCTATTCTCCTCCAATCCGCATATGCCGGCAAGCGATTTTTGCATTTATTTAGACTTTTTCTGCTGCAGGGGGATCACCTGACCATCCTGCGTGTTGGCCAGCAACTTCTCACCGTGGGCCTTGACCATCGCCACCGCGGCGTTGATGTCGCGGGTGAGAGCGGCCTTGACGAACGCGTAACGTGCACGAGAGACCTTGCCCTCGTGACGGAACACCCAGCGGTCTCCATTGGGCGCAGGAACATTGACGTAACCAGCGCGGTTCATGCGGTGCGCAATCTTGCGCGGCGACTTCAGCATGTTGGAGACTTCCTCGCGGTGGTCGAACTGCGGCAGTGCCAGTTCTTGCCCGAGCAACACGTCAGGATTGCCCAGATGGTCCAGCGCCCAGCAAATCGCGTCTTCTGGTTCGCCCCAGCTGGCAGCAACCGCTCCCCATCCAGACGTACGCGTCACCTGAGCCTTCGGGTTGAAATGACTCAGATCACGCGTCGCCAACCACGCAGCGACGGCTTCGCAGCCGCCGGAATAGAACCAGTCGAACAGGCGCGTGAAGTACTCAGGATCCTTTTCCTGCTCGTGCCATTTTTGCGGCAGGTGGGAATGCATGATGAACATGCGGCGGTCTTCCGGCGGGATGTACATGGACATCCAGTCGTTGGTCGTGATGAACACGCGTAGCCGGTTGATGATGTGACGCAACTTGGCATATTTGTCATTGAGCGGCAGCGTGTCGGGTGGCGCCACAATCATCGGCTTCAGGATGTTGTATGCAGAGCTGGCGTGGAACTCGTCCTTGGTGGGTCGCACTTCGTCGACGACCAGCATCAGAGTTTCCAGCCATGGCTTATAAGGGCTGAACAGCTCGTCTGGGTCGATGTTCTTGGTATTCCAGTTGCCGATAGCTGACTTCACCGGCATGAGCGCTGCATCCTTACCGATGCCTTGCGTGCCGCTCAGGACGATGGCGGCGTTGCATTTCTCTTCTGGGTGCTGCAGCATGTGCGCGCAGAAGTCGAAGAAGAAGTTGTGCTCAACCGGCTCAGGCCACAACTTCACCACGTGGTCAATCCACGGTGTGGCGTTGTAGTCTCCAGGCTTCACGCTGGGCGGCGGCAGGTACTTGTTGTAGATCCGTCGTCCAGATGCTGCACGCCAACCGTTGGAGTCGATGAAGATGTCACGGATGATTTGCGTCTCTCCAGGCCACCACGTGGAGCCTTCCACGAACTGATCGTTCTCAACCCGCATGATGTCACGGCTCGGTGGGATCAACCGCTCGCGGCGGCGGCGCGGACGACCACGACCCCGTCGCCCTTCGGCTGGCGCTTCGTCGTCACCTTCTTCAACCTCAACCCGCCACAGCTCCAGAGGGATGGAGGCGTCCACAGCCTTTTCAGAATGTTGCGTGCCGTCGCGCAGATCCCAGAACGCTTCTTGAGCCTTGTCGAAAACATAGTCTTCTGGTCTGGCAAGGCGGCGGCTGTTGGCTACAATATCTTGGAGGGCGGCTTCACGCGCCGCCGTGCGTTCATCGATGGTCGTCATACTGCGGCTCGTTCCAGTTCTTCTATCGACTGCTCATTGACCCATTCGGTCAGATCAGACCAACCCTTGGAGACACAATGGCCATGGTGGCAACGGAACGCGCCATAGTAATCGTTCTCAGCCGCGGGTTCGCGGATGGCTGCGCCGTTGTCCACGCCGTTGGTGTGGCTCTCGTACCACGGACAGGTCATCTCTGTCCATCCAGACGGATCCGGCTCGTGCTTCTTGAGCATGTTGCGTTGGTCCAGCCATTTGTAGGTGTTGCCGAACATGCGGTTGCGTTCGATGGCCTCTTCGGTCGGCAACTTGGTGCGCGAAACGCGACGGCCAACGATCTGCAAGTTGAAACCGTCCAGAAGGTCTTGTGGCGACCAGCGGGTGCCGTTGCGCTCCAGGGTGCGGGTGATCCAGCCCTCGTAGGCCTTCTTGCCGTTCAGGTGTCCAGGCAAGCGGCCAACGCGGGTCACGCCCGACATCCCAGGATCTGCGCCCAGCAACTTGCCACTGATGAATGCGCGGATCAGACCGTCGAAGCGGATCATGTCGCGCTCGGGCTGATCCAGAAAGTACCACCACTGCTCGTTCCCAGGTGAGGTCTCGATCTTCCACGTGGGCTGCATCTCTTCCACGAACGCGCGGTCCACCTTGGTGCCAACGTCGTCCACCATCAAGGCCAGCCCACAACCGAACGTCTCGGTGCGGCGGCGGTAGGTGTTGTCGGCGGCGCGCTTAAATCCAGAGACGGTCACGTAGGCGTTGTCCAGCTCGCGGAATGGGAATTCAGATCCAGAGCGCCAAGGCTTAGGCTTCCAAGCCACGGGGCCAGCCTCGTAAGGGTCTCCAGGGAAGCCGCAGAGGATCAACCGCTCTTCTCGGTCCAGACCTTCGCTGAGCTCAGCTAGGAACGCTTCTGCTTCCGACATATGTTTTCCTTTCTACGTTTTACGAGTTAGCTATTCTCGGGCATCTCGGGCTAGAAAGGCAAGCCGCAGGTGGGCCGGTTCACTACTCAGGTTGCAGACAAAGTACGCGTCCATTGTTGCATTGCCCTTTCGACCTTGGGGCAGACCCCCAACGCAGACGCTACACCGGAAGGTCGCGCTGCGAGAGTTGATTATGTCGTGGAATGGCGCTCGGAGAACGTCTTCATCCATTCCGAGAGCAAGTTGCGTGCCTCTTGGCGGCTAACCCCGAACGCTTCTTGGATGTGAGGGCCAGCGCCGTACATGTTGATGCCGCCCCAATCCCGCATGTCGTCCAGAAACTCGAATACCTCTTCCTTAGTGACGCTGCTCATTTTCTTCTCCTTGGCTGTTGATGCAACGGAATACGTCCGCTTCGATGGCCATCACGACGGCCAGCCCAACTGCGTCCAGCAAGTTTTTGGCGTAGGCTTCCCCGCGGTGCTTGTCCAGAAGCGGCGATGCGGTGCCGACGTGGTAGGTGCCGTCGTCCAGAACCGTGATGATTATTTCGTTGACGGTCATCATGGTCTTGTCTTCAGAGAGGCCGACCACAGCCATGGCCATGACAGCGGAATAGGCCTCGACGATGCTGACGGTGGTGGCGAGTTGCTTTTCGTTAAACAGCCTCATGACTTCATCTCCAGATCTGCTGCGTGGGCTTCGGCGGTCCAGCGGTCGCTGAACAGTTGTGAGTTGCGGATGAACGTGCCGTCGGCGTGCCGCAGGGTCACGAAGAATCCTGCGTGAACCTCGGTGAGCACCGGCTCGATGCTGACGGCGACCTTGATCGGGTGCACCGTGAAGCTGGCTGGGGCGTCCGGCGAGATGCGCGGGTTGGTGCCGCTGCGGATCAGCTGTAGCAGCTGGTTGCGGTCCACGGGGCCGATGACGGCTTCGCTGGGGTGCAAGGTGAGTTCGTAGTACCACATGGGTCAGTTCCTTTCTGAAGATGCCAGCGCCTCAACTAGGCGTGGGTGGTTGGCGAGGGTTGGGTTAGCGTTGCGGAAACCTTCCAGCAAGCCGCGGGCGGCTTGGATCCGACCCTCGGACATGAAGTACTGGAATTGGTTCAGGGCGATGGCGACGTTGATCTCGTCGCGGAATGACTTGTCGTCTAGCATGGTCAGGCCTCGGTGTTGACGTGAAGTTGCAGGGTGATGTCGTCGTGGCTCAGGCTCAGAGGCAGCTCGGACGTGTTTTGGGCTGGCGCACCGTTGACCCACACGACGACTTCGGTGTCGAGGGGCAGCGTGCTCAGGGCGAAGATAAGTTGTCCGGTGGTCATGGCTTGGTTCCTTGTTGGTTGGTGCAGAGGGCGGCTTGCGCCGCCCCGCGATTGTCAGGCTGCGGTTAGGAAGCCCATGGTCAGGATGAACTTGTAAGAGCCGTCGTTGGCTGCGAACTCTTTGGTGCCGGCTTGCTTCAGCTGGCCGCGGAAGCGGATGTGCTGGCCGAGCGGCAGCTCCAGAACCTCGAACGCTTCCTTGGTGCTGCGGAAGCCCATGCGCAGACCCTCGGGCGTGACGACGTCGACGCTGTGGCGGGTGACACGCTTGGCCTTGGTGGCCGGCACGAGCCACGACTTGGCGATGGCTTCGCTACGCTCTTCGTGGGTCTTGTAGACCTTCGGTGCCTTCGTCTTGGCCTTGGTCTCGACCACCGGCTTGATGGTCTCGATCAGGGCGGCGACGCGGCGCTCGGCGGTCTTGCGGTCGGCGAACTTCTTCACTGCGGTGGCAGCGTTGGCGTTGTAGAAGGCGACGAGTTCAGCGGTGGTGGCGGTGGTGATGTTCAGCATGGCTAGGTTCCTTTCTAAGTTGAACGGTGTCGTTTGATCACCGTGAGACGAAGTATGCCTGAAACTGCGGTGACGGCAACAAGTTTCGCAATTATTTTTGGACTTATTGCGATTCTCGTTGCCGAACAACGACTTAGCGTTGCACGATCTCCCACAGCCAGTAGCAGCGGCGGGCGGTGCCGCGCGTCCAGTCGTGGTTGACGCCGTTGACGATGGTGAGCACGTGGCCGCGGGTGTACATGAGGTAGGTCTTGCCATCGGCCCACACATCGCGGAAGCGGTCGGGGTGATGGGTGGTCACGCTCTTCAGCACGTCGCGGTGGCCCTTGGGGTACTTGGCGATGATGGTCGCTGGGTCGACCTTCACCTTGTCGTAGCCCAGACGGTCGATGGTGTCGTTGATGATTGACCATTCGGTGCCCTTGCCAGTCTTGCGGCCCATCTGGTTCATCATGTCGCGCACGGTGTGGTAGTCGGCGTTGCAGGCGATGGCGACTGCCTTCACTGCGCAATCGTTGTTCTCGTTCACTGAGTTGGCCGCGGCTTGCAGTTCGGTGAAAGCGGCGGTTCTGGGTTGGCGGGCTGCACGGGGCATTTCGTTCTCCGGTCTAAGTTCTGAGTTGGGTGCTGCTGAGACGAACTCTGCCTGACCTTGAAGCATAAGGCAACAACTTTCTTCAACTTGTTGACGTCATCTGACTCTCAACGAAGGTTGACCGCTTAGTAGTTAGGGGCGATGGATGATCGCCGCGGGATTATCTCGGGCACGGAATTACGGTTTGGGGTCGCCTCGGGCATCTTGGGATTCCGATCCCGAGATTGAGGCATAATCCCAAAATACCCAAGATAGTAATTGTTGGAAAATTACATAATTAAATTAATAAACATTTAAAATAAGAAAACAATAGGAAATCTCGGGCAACTCGGATCTCGGGATCAGCGATTGCCTTTGAGCAGAGACTGCGGCGATAATCAGAGCGCGGCATTCCAAAAATATTCGGAGGTGATAATTGGCTGGAGTCAAAGGTCGCACCGGCGTGAACAGCGTTGGCCGTCCGGCTGGCGTCCCCAACAAGGCGACGCGAGAGGCGCGACAAGCGATTGCGTCGTTCGTCGACAACAACGCAGAGCGGCTTCAGGAATGGCTCGATGCGGTCGCGGCTGGCGTCCCGCGCAACGACACTCTGGGAAACCAAATGCACGACGACAATGGCAACCCGCTGTGGGTTGTTCCGCCGAATCCGGAAAAGGCATTCAACTTGTTTCAGGGTGTCGTCGAATACCACGTGCCGAAACTTGCGCGCACTGAGATGACCGGCGCTGGTGGTGGCCCGATCAGTGTCGCGGCGCTCGACCTGAAGGGATTGAGCGACACCGAACTGGCTCAGGTGGCGAACCTG